AACCAAAAGGGGCGTCTTGATTTGCCATTGTTATACTCCTTAGTATTAGTGTTATTAGTAAGTGTTACGTCTAGGTCAATTAAAAATTATTCATTTTTTTTCGAACCACCGAACGTAACTCTAGTTTGTCGCTCGGGCTTATTAATTGGCATTGAAGGATGTTGTTCCTTTAGAAGATCGTTGTCAACTGCTTCTTGTTGACGTTTAGTTTGGTCAGAGTAGTATTCATCTCTCTGCGCTGCGATCTCTAATGGCACCTTTGCCAGTAACAATCCACCCACCGAAACTATACCTTTGTTCTTACCTTCAGATACGCTAGGAAAATCAAAGTCAGGATATTCGTCTGCTCGGACAAGTTCGTAACCTTGTCTAATTCGACCGATAACATTTTTGTTATCTTCATATCCTCTAACTGATTCCCTAATCCATCTGAACTTGTAACCCTCAGGTGGTTCTGGTGTATCAAGCGAGCTTGGTAGCTGCCATTGTTTAGTGCGTGCTTCTTTATCCCTTGTGGATGCAGATCTCGGTTTCTTATCTATCATAATGTTACCTCCTCTGTAACTTTAGTTTTTCCGACGCATATTGCTCGTTGGAAAGACCAAGTCGTTTAGCGATAGCCGCTTCTGAACTTGACAACTTAACTACGTTGCGTCCTGTGCCTCTGTTTCGATTTGCGCTTGCAACAGTCTGGACGGGCTGTTGCGCTGCGGGTTCTTCGGGTGAAGAATCTTGTTGAAACTTATGCGGAAGATTTTCACGCATACGTTTATCAATCTCAGTATAGTAGTAATCTGTTCTAGGATCAACACCTTGATTGACTAAATCCTCATGTATCGCATATGCCACATTGGTCATGACTTTGTCCCTGCCAAACCAATCATTATCAACGGCCCATGCTTCTGCTTTTGGATCTTTTACCGGGGCTTGTTCCTGTGCTTTTGGTATCTCTACCTCTTTTTCTTGCTTAGGAGCTTTTGCCAAAGCATCTTGTTGTGCTTTTAATTGTTCGTATCTAGCTTGTTCTGCACCTAGTTTACCTAGTTCAAGGTTAGCGGCAGCCATAGCTTCAGCGTCTTGATCGTCCATAGCTTTTTTTAATTTAGCTTTTGCAGCCTCCATTGAACTTTCAATGCGTCCACCTTCGGCACCAACATATCCAGTATTTAATTTAGATAGTTCTTCTTGAACTTTATCTCTTTCAGATTTTAAAACTTGAGCAATTTTTATTGCTTCTTCTTCTCGCCTTCTAGACTCGCCAAGTTGATAAGCATACTCATCAAATCTCTTTTGAACATTCTTGCTATATTTTTCTTTTGAATCTTTTTTAGGTTCTTCCTCTGTTTTAACTTCTTCCTGTTTTGACTTATCTTCGACTACGGGAGCTTCTTCAGTGACCTCTGCTTCAAAGGTATTTTCTTTTTGAGGAATCTCTATTTCTTTTTCTTCCGTTGCCTCAGCCACATCTTCACTTTCGACCTCAACAGAATATTGTTCTTTTTTATTTTCTTTGTTGGCTTGTAATTCTGCCACTTGTCTATCTACTTCGTTCATGCGTATACTCCTAAGATATCTTCAGGACTTTCGACTGTCCCTAAAATTTCATCGTCATTTAAAATTCTAAGTTCACCGCCCTCGATTTTAATTCTTGATCCAGCATATCTCGCTATGATCACCCAATCATTTTCTTTGCACCAAGGACCGTTAGGAAATTTTTCTTTGTCTTGGTAAGCATCGGGGCCTACCTTTAAAACTAATGCGCAGACAGAAGCTAGTTGTTGTTCTTCTACTGCTTTATCTGTAAGAAGAACTCCACCTTTTGTTTTTGCTACGCCTCTATATGGAAGAACTACAAGTCTCCAACCTGTTGGTTGAGGAACTTTGCTTAAATCAGATTCTCCTCCATTAGCTTTCTTAGCGGGGTTTATTCCCACTATTTTCTTTTCTGGCATTACCAGACCTGTCGTCGACTTCATCGTCTACCTCCCATTTGCGGTACAGATCCCTAACATCTGCATCGAGTTTGCGAAGAGAAGTGAGCTGACCAACTAGGAATTGATAATTCGCCCAGTCCTCTACGTTTCCGTCTAGAATTACAGACTTTACATCGTCTTGTCTAGTATTTATTAGACGCAAAATTGCTGAATATATGTTTGTTTCCAATTATTTCTTTTTAGATATCATATTTTTGATACCGGGTGCCGCCCTAACGCCCAGACTTACGGAGCAGGCAAGATATAATAAATGTGTATAATACTCAGGAAGAGTTTCCAAAATCTCAAACCCACGGGCTATGTGTGGTTGCATGAAGGGTAAGAAGCTGCAAATCGCTGGAACCATCAGGGCTAGAAGAACAAATTCGTCTTTCCAGCTGCCTTTCATCTGGTCAACTGCCGAGGCCTCCCACGCAACTTTTCCTGCAATTTGTTGCTCCTTGAGGGACTTCTGTGCTTTTATCTCAGTAAGTGCTAAGTCAGCTTTTGCTTTTTTTGTTTCAACGAAACCTGTGACAGCATCTTTGACCATGCCACTTATAGGACCAATTAAAAGATTAAGCATATTTTCCTACGATTACCAATACTACGACGACTGCAACAATGACAATTAGTTTGCCTTTTTTGTTTAGTCTGCCCCACCAATGGTTTAGTTGGTTCCATTTTTGTTTGATCATATCCATCAGAATACTCCTTTGAATGATGTGCCACGGATAGCAGCACCTGTGCCTCTCATACCTTGAGAGTTAGGTCCCTTTTTAGGGGGAACTGTTTTTGTGAGCCTTCTACCTTCAACTGACCCACCATTTTTCATTTTTTTAACCATACCACCAGAAGCTCCTTTAGCAGGTGTTTTTCCCTGTCTCTCTTGCTCTACCATTTGGTTCATGATTTTTTTAAATTTATTAAAATCTTCTTGAGTTTTTATATCTTTATAACTATCAATGTCGTAATCAGTTTCTGCGTCAATAGCGTTTACGGCATTATCAATAATTTTTTGTGGTGTGGATAATCCTCCACCAAAAGTTAGTTTCTTATCAATGAAAAGACCGATCTTTTCTTTTAAGCTAGTTTTTTCGTCGGCCACTAGAATACTCCTTTAAAACCCTTTCCTGTGACTGCTGCTCCTGATCCACGAACCATGCCTCCACCTGCTTTCTTTACAGGCTTCTTCATCTTCTTTGCCATCTTCATTTCTTTTTCAGTAGCAGGGCGCAACCCTATCTCCAAAACCATACCGCCATTTTTCTTTTTGATAACACCTCTACCCATCAAAACATCTTTCATAGTAACTTTACCGTCACCACTTAGATCTGGAAATTTTTTTGCAGAGCCTCCATCTTTCAAACCTTGTGCTCTTAATTTTTTAGTTGCCGCCGCTAGACCTCCATCTTTCATAAAGCCCATTTTATTTCTGACCTCTTTTGGAAGTTTTGCTAGTCCCGGATTTTTCTTTTTATCAACTGGTTTTAACATTAGTGTATCGTCCTATTTTTTTGAGGAATCTCCTCGTATTTATAATTTCCTAATAACTGTAGCAGATCCTGAGTTTCTTTCAAACCTAATTCTTTGTACATCGCCCACTGTCCTGCTGCCAATAAAGCACTAGCAATCGCCAAAGGATCCACATCTTGTGATGTATAAATTGTGTGAATAGCTTTAAATTCATTAGTCAAAGCAGTAACAACTTCCCTATCAATATTCTCCCAAGGATTTTTTTCATTTTTTCTTTTTTTTGCCATTTTTTTGTTTACCTGCTTTTTGTAGTGCAATCGCAATCGCTTGTTTTTGAGGTTTACCCTCTCGTCTTAGTTTAGATATATTAGCACTTATTGTGCGATTACTACTACCTTTTTTTAGCGGCATTTATTCTTTCCATTTGTACGGCAGTTCTTTGGTTTTGTATTCTTTGTTGTTGTGCGAGTTTAGCAGCGTCAGATCGTTTTTTATAACTTAGCTTTTCTTCTTCAAGTGTTCTTCTAGATAAATCATCAGCTGCATCTAAATTAATTTTTTGTTGTTCTTGATCTAACTCTTGTTGTTTAATTGCAACCAGAGGATCTTGTTGTTGACCAAAAGGTATTGCCTCTTGTTCTTCTGCTACCATTTCATTCATCATCGCTGCAACTTTAACTGCAACTTGTTTTTCAAGTTGTGCTTGGAATTGAGCTTGTAACTCTGGAGGAACATCTCCACCAAACTTTTGAATCTCGGCTTGTAACGCAGGACCACTTTCCATCATCACCTCTTGTCTTGCCATCGCTGATGTATGTTCCACGACATGTGCTTGAAGTATGGTTGCAACCTGAGGATTATTTCTAACAAGATAAGAACTCATGAAAGCTCTGTGTGCCTCTATGTGAGCAAGATGATCTTGATCTGGAAATACTGTGAGTTGTCCTAACATCAAGGACTGTGAGTTCTCAACACCGGGGTCTACTGGTTGTGGACCTGAAGGTGGAGGTAGTAAACTTTCAATATCCTGAACACCAAGCGCCATATACATTCTTCTGTATGCTTCGTAAAGATTGTGAACATCTGGTGCCGCCTGTGCTAATTGTAATTGTGTTTGTGCCAACATAATTCGTTGACTCATAGAGAATATGTTTGGATCGGAAACAGGTAAGACATCGACTCTATCATCGAAATCTTGTTGCTTAATCATTCTGTTTCCACCTGCTACATTGTATGGATATTCTGGTGGAAGTGTTGTTGCGAATAATTTAGCTAGTAATTGAAACTCTTCTTTTTGTGCGTAGTGACATCTTTTGTGAATAGCTGACATCACTTTGGACCCTTGTTCTAACAACGCCATGGTTGTTCCGACAGGGTTGGCTTGTGAACCATCGCCCACTTTCATATCTGCAATAGCAGCGAACCTTCGACCAGCGTCCACGACAAAACCTAAAAGTTGAAATAAAGTTGCATCAGGTCCTTTGTAAGGTAAAGGCAACAATGCATTTCTAAGATCTCCACCCGGTGCGTCCACATCTCTGAACTCTCCAGGCATTAGAGGTTCTTCATCATCTCTGACTCTGAGTCCTCTTGATTTGAAACCAGCAGGTAAGTTGGATAATGTACCTGCATCTAACAATGCTCGCAGTGCAGCTGTTGCAGTTCTTGTCAAACCACCGAGCATGTGAACTAAACCAAAACCATAAAATCCAAGACCAGGTAAAAACTTGTAATGAACAAAATATTTTTGTCTCATGAACATCGGATCGTTTTCTAAAAAGTTTCGGTAGATAGATAAAATTTTTCCGTTGCCTTGTTCTAGCGTTACGACATATGGCAACTTTAATCCTGTTGGCTCTCCGTCTGCTCCGACATTTTCGAAGCCCTCTAAATCTAAATCAACGTGCATTTCTAATAATTGATACTGACCAGAATATTCAGATTTTTTTACACCCTCTAACTCGTCATACTTCTCTTGTATGTCAGAATAAGTGGAGTACATCTCATCGCTCTCGTCGATATCTATGTCTCTATAAAAACCAGAAAGCATTTGTCTTTTTAAATCGTTTGGTGAAATTTTTAGAACGTGTGTAATTCTTTCTGCATCTTCTAATTCTGATGCACCATAGTTTACAACTAGATCTTCACTTGGAATAAATTTTGCACACGGTCTTGCCATGTTGCCATCGTAATAAATTTTTTTGAATGCACTACCTGCTAGTGGTAGATGAAATAAAAGTTGATCCATTTCAGGATCGTATTCTTTCATTTGAAACATTAACTCATAGTTCATGAACTCTTTTACTCGCTCTGCTTGTTCTTCTACATCAGGAGTTGCCTGACCAATGATAGAAGTCTTAACAGGACCGCCAGCAGGCAAAAGCTCTTTGTAAGCTCCTGCTTGAAACTGCGTGACTGCCTCTGCGAGTAGTGGATGAGAAACTGATGCTGCTCCTCTAAATGGTTCGGAGCGTTCTATATATTTGAAACCTAATAAATCTAATCCTTTGATGTAACTTTGTTCCCAATCTTTTCTAGATGTGTGATCGACAGAGAACTGTGATCGAAGATCGTTTGATATTTTTGCCAGAGTTTCTTCTGGTATGACTTCGGCTAAGTTTCCTGCGAATCCTGTTTCGGTGTTCGTGGGCACTGGACCAATGCTAACGGTCTCATCCCCTTCAACCTCTACCTCCATAGGAGTATCTTCGGTTACACCTTGCTCTTCTGTAATTTCTTCTTCAACACCTGTTGGTGCTTCGTTTAAAGTTTTATCAATCTCAGCCATTTAATCTTTATACCTTATGCGCCATAAAAAGCAATCTTGCGTCTTGGTATCTCCTCTACTTCTTCGTCATCTTCATGTTGTAATGCACCGAACTGTCGATACCTCATCAACGCTTGTGTCGTGCTATCTACATAGTCGTCGTTTCTACCATAGGGGAAAGCTGCACATTCTTCAATCACTTCTTCTGCCCACTTAAATGCAGGGTACCAAATCATACCTGACTCAAAAAGTGGTGACACAGAGTTGACTCGAACCATTTTATCGTTACCTCGACTTGGTGTGAAGTTGATAACGGGTATGCCCATGGCTTGTAGCTCGTGTGTGAGAGGTAATCCTGTTGCTTTTGCCTCTATGATAATCTGTTCTGGCTGCCAATATTTGTTTTTTTCCATAGCAATACGTTTTAATTCTGGAAAATCCCACCTACCCTTGTCTGCTTCAACTAAAATCAGGTTTTGTTTGCCTGTAATCTCGTTATAGAACACGCCCCACGTCGTAATCGCAGAAAAATCAGCTGAAGTTTTGCTAGAAAACGCAGTATCGTAGCTTTGAATGATATATTGTAGTTTTGGAAGCGAAGATCCCTTCCATTCTTGCCACCATTCTCGCTTAATTAGGCTAGTTTCGTCTGAAGTTGGGTGTTGTTGCCATTGTGCGTTCCATTTTGCCATGGGTAAAGACGCTTTGACGGCTTCAAGTTGATCTTTTTTCCAATATTCTGGCCATTGAGGTTGTCCGTTGTCCGTGATCGCTGGAAAATCGACGATCTCCCACTTGTCCGCCATCGGATCTTTCATCTGAGCTTCGATTAATCTCTCTGTTAAGTCGTCTTCCGACCATCTTGTCATGACGACAACGATAGCTCCACCTGGTTGTAGACGCTGACGAGGTCCTGAGGTGTACCATTCCCATGCGTTCTCCATAGAAGTTTTCGATAAAGCGTCTTGTTC